TTATTTATGATAACTTGCGAAACTTGAATAATCATAATCATATACGACGGTGCCCGAATGCAAACATTCCATCTGTATGCGGTCTATGGCAATTCTATCATTATAATCATCGCTTATAATGTCTCTTTTGTTGAATGTCAAAAAGTGTGTCGGGTCGTTAGTCCAAATTCTAACCTTAAAACTTGCACAATCTGCAACACGCATTTTCTGACCGTGAAAATCTGTAAGGTCTAAGACCAAAATAAAATCTGAATTTTTTATATTCATTTTATAGCTATAAATTTATTATCTTATTTGATAATAAAGATTAGGGGACAAAAAAAGCAACACTCATTATATGGTGCTGCTCTCTTATCTTTGATTGGTAATTTGTTTATTTCTTCTTTCTCGCTGTCTTTTGTTCCTGTTGTTCATTCAATGGCTGTGGGTTTTGCTCCGTTGGTGCTTCTGAATGTATGGCAGAGTTTGCAGGCTGATTATTTTTGGCTGCGGTTATACTCAAAAGGTTTGCAGGAATGAAATGGGTGTCACCGTCTGCGGTAGCCTCCATATCCAAATCTTTTCTCACTTCATTTACAGAAATTGCACCTATGTTAAATAATTTTTGGTAGTAATTCGCCAATTTTTCTTTGTCCGTTCTTAATAGCTGTGAAGTGTCAAACCTAACTTCAATATTATTATCTGAATCACCAAATAATTTTAAATTCAATTCTTCTTCAATCTTCACCAAAATTGGCTGCAATGTCTGTTGTAGAAATGCCAACATTAATGATTCAGATGTGTTGTAATTTGCGCCATCCATAGAGAAAAGAAGGGTGCTTGGTACACCAAAAAATCTTGCGATTTCTAAGACGTTGAACTGCCTACTTTCCAATAATTGAGAATCAGCGGGATTTACGCTTATTGGCTGATAACTCATATTGGACTCTAAGACCGCTAAACCGCTGTTATTACCGCCATTTGACTTGCTGCCAAAAGCTTGCATCCAACTTGTTTTTATATCATTTTTCTGCTTGCTCGTTAGCGAACCACTTGTTACAGTCAACACGCCGTTAATATTGCAACCCGAATTGAAGAAAGAACGTGCATTTTCTTCACTATCATTAGCCAATGCCAATGTATCTTTGGCAAAAGAAAGAGTCGACACGCCTGTTACACCATCGTAACTGAAATTTCTGATATGAATTATATCTTTACTCTCAACAACTCCAATACCTAACACATTATATTTAATACTCTCAAATATGTCTTTCGGTGGAATTATGGAGGTGTACTCAGACGGAATATAAACAAGTTCTTTAACCTCGTTGCCTTTTCTCTTAATATATATATAAGCGTTTCCCCTTAACAACATTGATTGTATTAATGTCTTCATCATGGTGTAACGTGTCATTCGGTTATTTGGTCGCTTATTGATTATGTTATATAATGGGTGTTCTGTTAATTTCACCTTATAACCGTCTTTGTTAATCATATAGGTATAAAGTGGAAGTTGTGCAACTGAACTGCTTATAACCTCCACCGCACGGTATACGGCACTTAGGTTTAATGCTCTTTGGCTGCTGAATGAATCATAAGTGCCAAACATCAACGCCCCAATACTATCAAATGGGTTATAATGTGAATGTCCGTGTATATGTCTTTCTTCTTTGTCATCCTCTACGGTCGTAAAAAATAAATCTCTAAATTTCATTATTGAATTTGCAAATTCTTTATTATAGATAAAGATTATATTACCATGATTTCATTTGTATATCGTGGCTCCTGTAGGTATATTCCCAACGCTTGCAGTATGGCAATAACACCGTCAATCTTATTTGCTTCACCGTTCTTTTTGATTGGTTTGCAATTATCGTTGTGGTCGTGCTTTAATGATACATTACGAAACATCCATTTTGTAATTTCGTTGTTCTGAAATACAACCTTGCCACTTCTTATAAGTCTTTCAAGTTCTCGGGTTGGTCTGTTGAAATTTCCTATTGCTTGCGAATATGGCTCAAGTGGTAGTCCGTTTTCTGTTGCTTCAATCGCCCATTGGGTAGCGTTCCAACTATCATAAGCAACTTTTCTGATTGGAATATGATTATTCCGTTTCATTAGTAAGTTGGTGATATATGTGTAATCTGTAACATTACCGTTGGTTATATTCAGCAATCCCATCTTCTTCCACGTCTTATAAAGTTCACGGTTTGCGCTGTCTGTTAATGCACTTTCGGGCAAAAAATATTCATTAATAAAATATAGTTTATCATCGCCATCTTTGGTATATAAAAATGATACCGCTGCCATATCTCCAACCGCTGCCAAGTCTGTTCCGGTGTAACACAAACTTTCATCCTCGTTGTAGTCTGTATAACTGATTTTCTTGAAGCACTTGTTAAGGTATGAGTCAGGAATCCAAATGCTTGTTACCATCTGCCAAACATTGAAGTTCTTAACCAAAATTCCTGCTTCTGCTGATACGTTGTTTTCCGCCTGTGTTACTTGTTCCCTTAGATATTTCCGTGATACCGTGATATCGAGATTAGGCGCAATCTTTAACCAATTCTTTTCATCCCTCCAATCATCATTTTCATCTAATGCAAAAATCATGGCAAAGGTGGAATCATCTTCTTTAATGCCGTGCAATACTTCTGTGTTGGTATCATACAATTTTTTGAAAGGTGATACAACGGAAAAACCAACGGTTGAAATTACCATTAAATGCGGATTTTTACGCTGTCCCATTGATGATTTCAATACGTCATATAAACGGCTGTCTTTGGCTGCGTGATACTCATCAATTAAAGCGAATGAAGCATTAAAACCGTCTAACTTGGTGCTATCTGCTGCAAACACATTTAATTTGCTTGCATTCAAATCTAACTTAATGCCGTTTCTTTGACATTTCAAATCTTTCTGTTTTGGGTCTAATTGTTTGGCATATTCACGGCAAAACTCATACGCTATGGATGCTTGTTGCCTTGAATTTGCAGCCAAATCAACTTCAGCACTTGCTTCATTATCTCCAATCAAAAACCACAAGCAAAATAATGCAGCCAATGCCGTTTTTCCTTGCTTTCTTGATACGCAAATAAGACTATTGGTATACTTTCGATATTCACCACCTTTATAATAAAAACCTAATATGTTTGCTGCTATGAATTGTTGCCATGGCTCAAGTTTAAATGGTGTTCCTGCTGATTTTCCTTTGAAGTGTTTAATGATGCTGCAAAAGCTGATAAATCTGTCTACTATATCCGCTTTAAATTCCAAATCTTCACGCTTTAAATCATTCATAAAGCGTTTACAGGCAAGTTTAACCAACTCACCTGCAACAATATCACCGTTAATTACATCTTCTGCATACTTGTAATAATCGGTTTTCGTTATGTCAATTTGCTTTTTCTTCTTTGCCATTTCATAACGTGTAACCTTTTATTTTGCCAAATTCATAAACTTCTCAAGTGGACTTTCAGCGGTTTCAGTTTCCAACATTTCCAATTTATTACGACTCCTAAGAGTGCAACCAAATTCCGCTAATATCTGCAATGTTGTTGCAATCGCTGTTTTTTGGATATTATATGCAGGATGATTTATTACGACACCACGACTATTAACCACGGTAACACCTTCTTTTCTTAACTGCTTTGAACTTATCAAATAGGTATTATAACTATCTGCCAACATCAATAATGCTGCTGTATCAATATCTTTTAACTTGTCATTCTTGGTAAGATATTTAACAACGGTGTTCATAAAGTCCTGTGTTTCTTGTTCCAAATCGGTTGGAAAATTAATCTTAATCTTTGCCATTTTATAATTGTCTGTTTGCTTATAAAGATTATTGAAAATGAAAAATGGGTAACTTTGATAATTACCCATTAGAAAAACCAATCTTTATTTTCTTCGTCTGTTTGTTCTGTATCGTCTGTTTGAATGTCTTTGCCTTCCGCTTTCAAATGTGCCAATACATATTGTTTAATCTGTTCAATACTTGTTGCACCCTTCAAATATCCGTGGTGTATTTCCCAATGGCATTCTTTGCAAAGTGGAATGATATTGTTATAGTCAAACGCCAATGCTTCTTGTTCCGCTTCTGTCTTTCCTTTGGTGAAAGAAATAATATGATGTACGTCCACGGCTAATTTAACACGTCCCATCATTTCACATATTGCACACGTTGGATGTTCCATCAGCTTTGATAATCTCATACGTTGCCACAATGGATTTTGATATATTTTTTGCCGTTTCTTGTACGCTTGTTTGTCGCTGCCGTAATATTTGCGTTTTGGTTTGTTTATGTATGGCATTTTTAGAACTCCTCCCAAAATATAGATTTATATTGTTGTATTTCATCAGACGTTGCAATATATTTTTTAATTGCATTTATGATTTCTGCGACTCTTCTTGTTGAAATTCCTTTGGCTGCTGCTAACTTTTTATAGCTAATATGTTGGTTAGCCTTCAGCATATAGTAATCAAAAAATATTTCTGAATTAAATTCCCCATACTTTTCTTTGATATCCTCTTTGATGATGCTTAACGCTTCTGTTATTGCCTTAAACTTTGATTCTGAGTCCTCAACATCATCTTCAAAATCGTTGTAATCAAAAAAATCTCTAACTGCTTTTGCTTCTTCTTTTCTCTTTTTATTCTGACGGTAGAAAAACGTGAATTTGCAAGCAAGAAAGAAATATTGCTTAATATCATCAATCTTTGTGCCGTTCTTCGCTATGGAGTTATAAACCTTGATTATGGTCTCACTGAAACAATCATCAAATAATTCACGGTCGTTGGTAATGTTTTTCTTTACGGCTTGTTTAAGTTCCTTTTCGTTCTGTGCTACATACTGCAAAAATTCCTGTGCTAATTCCAAATTACTTTTCTTATTACTCATTTATTTACTCATATATAAATAAATAGCCTGTTAATCCGAAAAGTTCAATGGAAATGGAAGAAAAATGTGATTTTATTCGATAATATGGAAATTTATTATTAATTTTGCAGTAAAATTAATAATAACACTTAAATTTGGCATTATGGCACGAGCTAAGAAAGACAGAACTTCAGAAGTTCAAACGGTGTTTGACAATCTGAAATATTGCAGTATTGAAGAACTGATTAAGGTGCAAGAAAAGTGTGATACTCTTATCAGTCAGAAGGCAGATGCTGAGATTGAAGAAGTTGACAAACAAATTGCAGAATTGCAGCAAAAGAAACAGGCAATTATAACAATTAAAGTGGATAAATAAGGCACAAAAAAAGGATAATGGCTAATTAGCTGTTATCCTTTTCAAGTACCAAAAATCTTTAGTCTATTTTAACTTTTTCTTTAAGTCGCTGTTTTTCAATCAGATAAAAATACACATAACTGGTTGCCACGGCATCCGCCAAGGCGTGGTGATGGCTCCTCAAGTCATATCCGCAGCGGGCAGCTGCCACGGCAAGGGTGTTAGACTCTCCGCGCCAACGCCGGCGTGAGGCAACGCAGGTGCAATGAAACTCATAGTCGGGATAGTCCATCTGATAGACACGGAACACGGCTTTCAGACAACTCTCGTCAAAAGCCTTGTTGTGGGCAACCAGGGGAAGTCCCTCAATCTTTGGCTCTATCTGCCTCCATACCTCGGGGAAGACCGGAGCTTTCTCTGTGTCAGCGGCACAAAGACCATGTACCCGGCTGCACCAATAGTTGTAATACTCAGGCTCGGGCTTTATGAGGGAGTAGAACCTGTCCACAATCTCACCGCCACGAACAATCACTAAACCTACAGAGCAAACCGACGAGCGCTCGTTGTTGGCAGTCTCGAAATCTATTGCTGCGAAGTCTTGCAT